TACAACCTTACCCGCGATGGCTTTTCACTGCTTGTTATGGGCTTTACAGGTCAAAAAGCTTATAGATGGAAAATAGAGTTTATAAAAGCCTTTAATAAAATGGAAGCGATGATAAAAGCTGCTAAAAATAGTGATCTAAATATCCAATCTAAATTCGCTGAAATTTTATCTGCTTTAAAAGAAAAATCAAATGAGGCAGATGAGTATAAAGCTAAGTATTATGAGAGTTTAGAAAATGAAGTTAAGCTTTTAAGGCAAGTAGCAAATCAGAGCAAAAAAGAGCTTATCTATAACACAAAGTTAAGCACGGCTGAAAAAGAAAATATCATAAAGCTTTATAAAAGCGGACTAAGTCAAGCTGAGATTTGCCGTCAAACTAGCAGAAGCGACGCAGCAGTAAGAAACGCTATAAGGAGTGCATTATGAGAAGTATAAGTATAGATGATATAGATGCTATAAGTAGCGCTAAAGATTTTTTAATGATGATAAATGCTATTCTTATAGGGTGGCACAAAGGCGCAGATGAGATAGAAATAGAGATGTTAAAAGCTGCTTGTGGTGAGCTATATCTTATGAGCTTTGAACATATAAAGGCTTTAGATAATACCCTTAAAAACTCTATTTAACCGCTTTTTTAATATCATTTACAATTCTTTTTTTTACTTCATTAGCAAGGGCGGATTTTGCCCTTGTAAATCCACCGCCTTTTATATAGCTATCTAAAGCGTTTTTTAGATATGGATTTGCTTTAGTCCCTGGGTGATTTACCTTCTTGCCAAAGACTAAACCAGATTTTTTATTTGCTAGGGCTTTGGCTTTTTTAACTTTGATGATATGGGGCTTGGTGCCAAAATAGACAAATTTAGCATATGGTGCTAGTTTTGTGTTGCCTATAGTGACGCTTTTATCATTTACGCTGATTACTTGGATATCTTTTTTAAGGTTGCCTGTTTTATATGGTGCTATTTTTTTAGCTTCATTTGCCACCTCGCTACCAACTCTAAATAGAAATTTTTTAAAGATTGTATTCATATTTTTTACCCAAATTTGATATAACAATGCACTAGAATTTTTTAAATTCTTTTCTTTTTAAAATTCTTTTCTTTAAGGGACAGGGGAAACTAAAATTTGAAAGCCAAAACAGTTTCCCCTATCCCTTAAAAATCCTAACCCCTTCCCAGTTTGGCATTTTTATTTTATAAATTTGCCGTGTGAAGTAATAAACCTAAATTTAGTCCGCTTTAGCCGGACGCATAACTTTAGTGTTTGCTACTTTAGCACGGACTTCGTTCGTGCGTTAAAAGTAGGTAAAAAATGGGTACCCCTTAATTTATATAATCAATGCTCCGCCGCCTTTTTTGGCTCTAACTATGCTAATGTGAGACAGTGCTAATGCTAAAGCCCAAAATCTATCTGCGTGTCCGTATTCGTTTCTTTTAGCGTCATATTTAAAGCTTTTTGCGCCTATAGTTCGCTTTATGGCGTGGATATCAGCTATTAAAAGTGGATCATTTGGAATGCGAATAAGTTTATCTTCAAACGCTTTTTTTAAATTTAGTGCCATTTCTTCTTTTCTAGTGTTAGAAAACCACACTCCACTTACTCTACTTTTAAATTTGCTATGCATATTTTCAGCTAAATTCATACCGATACCAGTTTTATCTATCTTTAAAACACTTAGCGGATATGTCCTTAAAAAGGCATTTAAATGCTCTTTTTGCTCTTCAAATTTAGCCTTAGCTAGTATATCCATCATAGCAGTTTTATACACTCCATTTTCTAAAATAACTCCAGCTAAGGTTGAGCGGTCATTTACCCTACCCACGTCATATCCAGCATAGATAGTCTCATTGCTTTTTGGCGTGTAGTAGTGATCTTTATCATCTACACAAGATTTTATAAGTGATATTGAAAGCAAACTACTCTCATCATCGACAAACTGGCACTCATAAGCACTAGCCCAAGTATCCGCGTCAAATAGATCTCTCATAGTCTCAAGATCAAAGTCAAGCCCATCTTCTATAGCCTTATAGATATTTACACAAAAGCGTTTAAACATATAATATTTATTCTCATTGCTATAAAGCTCATGAAAAAGGCTATGCTCTTCAAAAGGCGTTGAAAGTATAGTTAAACGCCCTTTAATAGCTCCGATACTAGGCACAAATGCGTGCCAAATTCTCTTAGGGTTTGGATACCAGGCAAACTCGTCCATCCAGATATCACCTGTAAAGCCCTGAACGGTGCGAAAGTTATTAGCTAGAGATTTTATATATGCGCCATTTTCAAGCACTACTTCGTGTTCGCTATCTTTTGCGAAATTTATGCCATACTCCTTAGCCCAGTTTCTCATATATCGCATCAAAATAAGAGCTTGTTCTTCACTAGCACTTAAAAATAGCTGATTTCTTCCTGCTACTGCGCCAATTAATGCGTCAGCAGAGCTAACATATGAAAAGCCTATTTGGCGGCTTTTTAGCACTATTCTGAAAGTATCATTTGAGTTTAAAAATTCTTTTTGGTAGCCAAAAAGACCGCCGTGCTCTAAAATGCGTTTTTTTAGCTCAGTAGCAGTTGGTGAGTTCATGTTTATAACAGGGCGTGGTTTTATGCTTTTTACTTTTTGGATGCCATTTTCAAGTTTGGCTAGGGCTGAGACTAGCTCAGAGAGCATTACAACTTCATCACTTGAAGGTTCGCTTTTTTTGCTTAACTCTTCTATCTTAGCTTTGGTAAATTTAATAGCATGTTCTATACTAAAGTTTTCTTTTTCATAAGCCTTTAGCCATTTAGCCAGTGTCGGTCTGCTTACTCCAGTTTGCTTACTAAGTGATAAAGCTGAAACACCGCTTCTTAGTAAATTTACACACTCTTCTTTAAACTCTTTTGTGTATGTCATTATTGCCCGCCTAAAGTCTTTTGCCAACCTAAAATCTCTCTAGCTTCATTTACGCTTATAATACCGCTATTTATTAGATTAGTTACTATTTCACCATCGTCTTTAAAATCTGTCACGTCAATTGGCTTGAGTCTTAGCTTTATGCCGATACTATCAAAAAAACTCTCTATGAGTTCGATTTTTGGCTTGATCTCTATCTCATTAAACTGATGAAGTTGCCCTATAAGCTCACCACTCCCACCAAGAGAGCTATTCTCTATTATCCCTAAAAATCTAGGCGGTATCCCGTGAGCTGCTGCTATCTCATCGCGGCTAACTTTTTTAAGCCTCTCAAAGCTAATATCATCTACACCGCCAAGATTTTCAAACCGAATTTTTGCATCCTTTTCTCCTATATCATTGCCAAATAAAACAAGTGTATTATGTGAATTTTGATAGCCTTTAAATGAGTTTCCAAAAAAATCTTTAAATGCATTTAACTGCTCCTGCGAAGGCTCGGCATTTTCATATATGATAGCCATATCTGGTCTAGCCCCATTATCGAAAAATTTCTCGTTGTAAATATCAGCTTTTTGGTTTAGAGCAATTTGTTTAAGCGTAGCAAGGTAGTCAGGCTCTCCATAATAATGGCTTCTAGGGCTATAATATTTAAGCATAAATCCATCTAGCTTTTTAACTTCACTATTTAAAACTTGAAAAATTTCGCCATTTTTCCCAGTGCGCAATTCATTGCCTTTTATGTTATACATATAAAAATTATTCTTACTTCCAGCACTCTCAATTCCGGCATTTCCGTATAGCTCTAAATTTAGAGTAAAAACTTTTAAAAAGTATTTTGGGCTTATGCCTACTGGTAGAAATTTATCTATATTACTCTCTTTTATCTCCACTTGAGAGAGCAAATTTGATTTTATTCTTATGCTCCTTGCATGATAAACGTTGGCATAATACAAATTTAAAAGCATATCAAAATCACAAAACGGATTTATATATTCATCACTCATGCTATCATCAAGTAGCTGTTTGCTATCAAAACTACTTTTATATACGAATTTCAATTTTAACTCCTATTTTTGACTTCGCAGACGAACAAAGTCCGTCTTTGCGACCAAAGTTTTTTTAAATTCTTTTCTTTAAGGGACAGGGGAAACTAAAATTTGAAAGCCAAAACAGTTTCCCCTATCCCTTAAAAATCCTAACCCCTTCCCAGTTTGGCATTTTTATTTTATAAATTTGCCGTGTGAAGTAATAAACCTAAATTTAGTCCGCTTTAGCCGGACGCATAACTTTAGTGTTTGCTACTTTAGCACGGACTTCGTTCGTGCGTTAAAAGTAGGTAAAAAATGTAAATATAACACAAAAAAAGCTTTTAAAACATCTATATATCTATATATAGAATGACAAAAAAGCGTATAAATCATAAAATAGTCGCAAATTTTTAAAAAGGAAAAACTGATGGCTTCAAAACTTGAAAACCTAGAGGTCAGTTGTATCTCTTTGGTAAAGAGTGGTGCAAATAAAAAGAGCATCATATATAAATCAGGTGGGACACCTAACCTAGAAAAAGAGATAAAAATTGTAAAAAGTAGTGAGGGCTTATGCCTACTGGTAGAAATTTATCTATATTACTCTCTTTTATCTCCACTTGAGAGAGCAAATTTGATTTTATTCTTATGCTCCTTGCATGATAAACGTTGGCATAATACAAATTTAAAAGCATATCAAAATCACAAAACGGATTTATATATTCATCACTCATGCTATCATCAAGTAGCTGTTTGCTATCAAAACTACTTTTATATACGAATTTCAATTTTAACTCCTATTTTTGACTTCGCAGACGAACAAAGTCCGTCTTTGCGACCAAAGTTTTTTTAAATTCTTTTCTTTAAGGGACAGGGGAAACTAAAATTTGAAAGCCAAAACAGTTTCCCCTATCCCTTAAAAATCCTAACCCCTTCCCAGTTTGGCATTTTTATTTTATAAATTTGCCGTGTGAAGTAATAAACCTAAATTTAGTCCGCTTTAGCCGGACGCATAACTTTAGTGTTTGCTACTTTAGCACGGACTTCGTTCGTGCGTTAAAAGTAGGTAAAAAATGTAAATATAACACAAAAAAAGCTTTTAAAACATCTATATATCTATATATAGAATGACAAAAAAGCGTATAAATCATAAAATAGTCGCAAATTTTTAAAAAGGAAAAACTGATGGCTTCAAAACTTGAAAACCTAGAGGTCAGTTGTATCTCTTTGGTAAAGAGTGGTGCAAATAAAAAGAGCATCATATATAAATCAGGTGGGACACCTAACCTAGAAAAAGAGATAAAAATTGTAAAAAGTAGTGATGAAGGAATGGTCTATGCAGTAGTCTATAGTCCTGATGAGATAGATACACAGGGCGAATTTGCTGATGCAAATACTATCAAAAAGGCAGCTTATGGCTTTATGAAATCAGGCTTTACAAAAAATATCGACAAAGAGCATGACTTTAAGAGCGTGGATGCTTATGTAGCAGAGAGTTGGCTTGTTAGAAAAGGTGATCCGCTTTTTCCAAACGAAAAAGAAGGTAGCTGGGCTGTGGGCATAAAGCTTGAGAGTGATGAGCTAAAAGCAGCCGTTAAAAGTGGCGAGATAGCAGGCATTTCTATGGCTGGACTTGCAAATAAGATAGAGCAGACTACAAAAAGCGAACGCATTATAGACACATTTTTAAAAGGCTTAGAAAACATATTTAAAAACAGCAAAACACAAAAAGGAGAAAATTTGGAAGAACAAAATGTTAGTGAGGTCATTAAAAATGGCTTTGAAGCAAATGCTAAAGCTATAGCAAGTATGAATGATAGGCTTGAGCTTTTAGAACAAAGACTAAGTGCAAATGAAGATGCCATAAGAAAGAGCTCACAAGCTAAAGAGATGACAAACTATGGAGGCGTTCTATGAAAAATCTACTTGAAATAGCAAAAAGCGGAAGCATAACACCTACTGATATGTATGCAAGTGGTGAGCTTCGTCCAGAGGCTAGTAGAAAATTTTTCAACACAGTTATCTCTCAAAACGCTTTTTTGAGCAAAGTAACTACTCATCAAACTTCAAAGATTAAAAGCGAAGTTGATATATGGGGGCTAGGCGATGGAAATTTAGTTCGCGTAGCAGGTGGGACTAGACCAAATGACTCACAAAGACAAAAGCTTATCCCAACGGTTGTTAGTTTTGAGAATTTAAGCGTTCAGCTTCATACAAAGATACTTCGTGCAACACTTGAAGACAACAAAGACAATCCAAGCTTTGAAAAAGAGACATTTGATACTTTTAATAGGGGCTTTGGTAATGATCTTTTAAATTTAGGTTTAAATGGTGAAGCAGACACTGGTGATAATTTTAAAAATCTAAATAAAGGTTGGCTAAAAATAGCTAAAGATAGCGATGAAGTAGGCAAGGTAGAGTTTGAAGAGAGCACAAAAATGATTGATCGCTTAACAAACCTAGTCAAACAAGCTAAAAATTTGCAAGATAGTAGCGTGATACTCATTTCAAAACACGATTTTACTGCTTTGCAAATAGAGCTTGGAAATAAATCTGGCGGTTTGCCTATTCTCATGAATGGCGGCGCAAGAAATATACTTGGTGTGCCTCTTGAAGTAGTGCCGTATATGCCAAATGATACATACTTTTTAACCCCACTTAAAAACCTTTTTATGAGTATGACTCAAACAGTAATCCGTGATAGATGGTGGGATAATGATGAAGCAGCACTCAAATATAGATTTGAGATAAATAATGACTATGAAATCGTTGTGAAAAAATATACAACTCTTGCTACGCTAAAAGCGAGTTTAGGTGGATAATATAGAGTTTAAAGCCCTTTTAGAACAAAGGGCTAAATCTTGTCTTCTTAACCCAGCTGGGGTCACTACAGAGGCTTTAGACGTGGCAGTGAGTGAGACTTTCGAGGAGTGTAAAGGACTAGTAGTAAAGCAGTGGGTGATGATGGACTTTGCGATGATACGTTTAAAAATGTATCTAAAGATAGCTTTAAGCGAAGAAGATATCATCACTTTAAAAAATGCAATGGTGGCTATAAAATCAAGTCCTAATGAGAACTCTGATAGTCCAAAAATATCAAATATAGTTTACGCAAAAATATAAGCGTTTTAAAGGCTTATTAATACCTTGATAAGCCTTTAAAGTGTTTAAACGTTTTTAAACGCCTTTTAAAAAGATTTAAAATGAAATTTTTACAAAAGCAAACTTGCATGAGTTTGTGGTAAAAATTTGGAATAGGACAAAAAGTGAATTTAAAAGAGATATACGAAGAACTTAAAAAAATATACCCTGAAGCAAACGCACTAGATGGAGGTACAAATCAAAGCGGTCTATTTATCGCTCTTGATAGAGTTGTCCCGGTAAGCTATCAAAAAGATATAGTGTATTTTAAGATCATAATAGACTGCGTGAGCTTTGATAGATCAAGTGATGCAATTTTTTCTTTTCTTGATGAGCTTAGAGAAAGGACTATAAAAGCTGAAAATATTTTTGCTATGGATATTTTTGAGGGTATAAATTTCGACAAAATAGACGAGAGTGGACACTACGCATATATTCTAAATTTAAAAATAGATGCATATAGAGATATTCCAAATGAAGTTTTGGAGAGAGAATGCTAAATAAAAGTTTGATTTTAGCCGTCGTGGCTAGTTTTTTGCTAAGTATATATCTGTATTTTTGTCTTGAGAACAAAAAGAAAATCATAGAAGAAGCGCAAAAACAGCTCACCATAAAAACCTATGAAAACTCTATTTGCAGTGCAAATCTTGATAAGCAAAACAGAGCTATAGAAAGCTTAAGGGCTGAAGTAAAAATAGGCGAAGCAGAAAAAGAGAAGATAGAGGTTATAAAAACTATAAAGGTAAAAGATGAAACGTGCGAAGCTAAGCTTTTTGCTTATGAGCGTCTTTTTGATAGTAGTTTTTAGTGGCTGCGGCTCTAAAACCGAGACTATAACTATCTATAAAGATGTCTTTGTGCCAGTAGCTTGCAAGGCTACTATGCCAGTAAAGCCAAAAAATGATGGAAGCTTTGAGGCTAAAAAAGAGCTTATGAGCTATTTTTTAGAGTGTGAGAGCCTACTTAAAGGTTGCATAAATGCAAACAATAATTAAAAATGTAAAAAAAGCATATAAGATAACCATTCTAAGAATAGCTCTATTTTTTGTGCCATTTTTTATATATTTATTAATACATTAAGGGGCGATGATGGATTTTTTAGATCGTGTTGGTGTTTATGTTTATGTTATTGCCCTTGGATTTATCGGTGGTGTGCTAAGTCTTTTTAGTAAGAAAAAGCTAAATGAGTGCGAAAAAAGGAAGTTTTGCTTTTTTGGAACCTTCTTACTTGGTGTGGCGACTTCTATTTTTGCTGGGTATATTGGGTTTGAGATAGCAAATTTTATCTTTGAAAATGAAAAGATCAGTTTAGCGATCAGTTGTATTTGTGCTTGGGCTGGAACAGATGGATTACTTAGTTTAGAAACTAGCGCTATTGAACTTCTAAGCAGAAAAATGGAGAGAAAATGAACGAGTTAGGCATCATCAGTGAGGTAAGTGGAGCAAGAGCAAGAGTGGCTATTGGCTCAATGGTTACAGATTTTTTACCGGTATTTCAAGCCGGGGCTAATAGCTTTAAGACTACTTGGGAGCCTTTAAAAGTCGGTGAGCAGTGTATCGTTTTGCCTATTAGAGGTGAGCTCAACTCAGGCGTTATTATTCGCGGTATTGAGACTAGCTCAAATCCGGCGCCTAGCACCGATGAGAATGTGCAAATAACTAAATTTTGTGATGGCACTGTAATCAGCTATGACGTAAATTCTAGTACCCTAAGCATAAGTAGCCCAAAAACTATAAATATCACTTGCGATAGTGCGAACCTAAATGCTAAAAGTGTAAATGTAAAAGCTAATGATACAACAGTTACAAGCCCTAGTATAAATTTAATAGGTAACACGACAATACAAGGCGGAATAAACACAAGCGGAAGTGGTGGCGGATCAGGAAGCATAAATATGAATGGAACGCTAAACTTAACTGGCGATCTGATAGTAGGTGGAAATATAAGCGATAGCAGAGGCGATCTAACAGGACATAGCCATAGCGATAGCGATGGATACACTTCAAATCCAAGGTAAAAATAAAATGAAATACTTAGTTGATATAGAAAATAGCATAAAAGATATCTTACAAACCCCGCTAGGATCACGTGTAATGTTGCCAGAATACGGCTCAAGACTATATGAGCTAATAGATAAAAAAATAGATGATGAGTTTCGTGCAAATCTAAGCTGGTATGTCATTGAAGCTGTTGAAAAGTGGGAAAAACGCATAAAGATAGATGAAGTAAAGCTAGTAAGTCTAGATAGTCACAAGCTAAAAATCAAGCTAATTTTAACTAACTCTGAAGAGCTAAGCTTAAATTTGGAGATAGCATAATGACTAAATTTATAAACTTTGCAGATTAAAGGGATTATATATGGCACTAAATTTAGAAAAATTGCCCTTTGCGCCTATCATTGAAGAGCTAAGTTTTGATGAACTTTTAAACGCCGTTAAAAGCCTTTTTAAAGAGCGTTTAAATGATGAGCAAATAGAGCTACTTGAGAGCGATGAGTTTAGCGCGGTGCTTGAGACTTTAGCTTACCGAGAAATGCTTTTAAGAGCTAGGATGAATGCTAGCATAAAAGCTTGTTTGCTGCCTTATGCCAGTGGTGATGACCTTGATAACGTAGTTGCCATTTATGGCATTGAGCGCCTTAAAGGCGAGTACCCAAAGGCAAATGTCCAGTTTAGCCTCTCTATGGCAAGAAGCACAGATATCATTATTCCAGCCAGAACTATTTTGAATGACGGAGATAACAATAAAGCAATCCTAGCAAAAAGCGTGACTTTGAAGGCTGGTGAGCTAAAAGCAAATGGACAGATAGTGCTTCAGACCTACACAAAAACAAGTGATAAGAAGTGTGAATATATTGAGACGCCACTTCCATACGTCCTAAAAGCAAAGCAGACTTCAACTTTTAGCGGGGGAGCTGATCCTGAAAGCGACGGGGCATTTAGGGCTAGAGCAGTTTTATCGCTTGATCGCTTTTCAACTGCTGGAGCAGCAAAAGCTTATAAATTTCACGCACTAAGTGCTAGTGCAAAGGTAATTGATGTAAGCGTGATAAATGGTGGGGCTGGAGTTGTAAATGTATATTTGCAAAGCAGCGATGACTCTGATATAGCTAGCGAAGTATCAAGCTACATAAACGCTGATGAGAGAAGACCGCTAACTGATAACGTAGTTTCTAGCATGGCAAAAAATATCAAAGTGCTCATAAAAGCCGACATTGAGCTAACTGACATGTTAAATCAAAATCTAGTAGATGAGAGTATTAAAAATGGCACGAACAGGCTAAAAATCGGCGAAGATCTAAATCTAAGCTATATCTATTCAAGACTTCATCAAACTGGAGTTTATAGGGCGACTATCAAAGAGCTAATGGTAGGTAAGCTAAAACAGACTTTGGTAAGCGATGTCCTAGCTGGAGCTGATAGCTTTATAAGTTTTGAGTTTGAACTTGCGTATAAGGAAGCGGTGCTATGACTTATTTTAATTTCGCAGGTCAGCAAAGCCGACCTTTACGACAAACTTTAAAAAAGTTTGAACAAACTAAAGTCCCCACTTGTGGGGTACCCCTATGACTCTTTTACCAGCACACAAAGAAGAGATCTATAAGAAGCTCGATGAGCTATTTGGAGCTAGGCTTGATGAATTTGATGTGAGTCTAATTGCTACAAATCCTGATCTAATCCCTTCACGTCTTTTGCCACACCTTGCAGCTAGTTTTGATATAGAGACAAACGTGGCTAATGAACAAACCATAAGAAAACTCATCAAAAATGCTTTCATTATAAAAAAAGGCACAGTAGAGAGCATAAAAGTAGCTCTAAAAAGCTTTTTTGCAGGGGCTAGCATCGAGGAGTGGTATCAGTATGGTGGAGAGCCATATTTTTTTCGTGTCAAAGTTTTGCTTGATGGAGTGAGCTTTGATAGCTGGGATAAGCTTGAGGCGATCGTAAGCACGTATAAAAATGTTCGTTCAGTATTAGACCGCATCAGTATAGAGCTAGAATGCAAAAAGGCAGTTTGTCAAATGGGTGGCTATTCTATTAGTGGTGAGAGCTTAGAAATTTATCCATACCAAACGCCAAGCATTGAGCCTAGCGGCACTCATTTTATAGGAGCTAAAGCCTCGCTTCATGAGTGGATAAATATAAATTTAGAGATAAGGAACTTAGATGAGTAATTATTATACCATAGTCACAGACAGAGGCAAAAATAGTCTTATAAAGGCACTAGCCAACCGCCAGAGTATAAATTTAAACACTATGGGCGTAGGAGATGGTGCAAGCCCACTTGATGCAAGCTGGGAGACTTTGCCTGATGAAAGGCATAAATTCAACATTTCAGCAGTCTACCCGCAAGAAAACGATCCAAATACGCTCATTTGCGAGGGAGTGATAACGGCTGATGTTGGTGGATTTACCATAAGGCAAATCGGAGTATATGATGATGCTGGGGTGCTTTTTGCCATAGCGCAAGTTCCTGATACGACGAAGCCACTACTTGCCCAAGGGGCTAGTAAAGATATGATGATACGCTTTTACCTAGCCGTTTCAGATGCAAGTAGCATAAACATCAAAGTTGATAACAGCGTAGTGCTAGCTACAAGAAGCTGGGCTGAAAGCCTAATCAAGAAAAAAGAAGATAAAGGCGTAGCAAAAACACTTGATGACGCCCTTAAGCTCGAAATAGCTGGTAACTATCTTCTAAAAACTGAAGTCGCAACTAATAGCGACAAGCTTGATGGACTTCACGGCAATGAGTATCATCAAAGAAATAGCGCAAATCCCAGCAAGGTAACATCTGTAACTGGGAATATAGTAGATCTTTCGCAAGGTGATAACTTCACAGTATCTCTTTCAAGCTCTGGTATGCTGACACTCACAAACCCAAGCGTGGGTCAAAGTGGTGTACTGATAGTCAGTGGTGCTACAAATATCAGTGGCTTTAGCTCAAATATAAGCTTTCGCATAGTGCCAACTGGACTAAATGCGACTGAAACATTTGCCTACTTCGTACAAAGCGAAGACGTCATCAAAATGGGACGTGTGTGATGAGGCATATGCTTTTAGGTAGTAATGGAATGAGTAAGGAAGAGTATATCAACGATCCAGTTATATTTCCAGTTTATGGATGGTCTCGTGATCCAATAGGAAACAAAAATAAAATAGTTAAATTTAATGAGAAATATGGCACTGACATTAGCTTTTATACCGCGTATCATACAAGAGCAATCAATAGCGGAAGCTATGCTAGAACAGATGATAGACTAAGTGGGTATAACGGTGGCAATGGTCCACTATCAGGTCGAACACAATATTATGAGTTTAAGATCTGTAATTATGGCAAACAAAAAGTATATATCAAATTTGATGGATCGGGTAAAGAGATTTTGTTAAAGCAAGGTGAAGTAATGCATAAACTTTGGCTAGACAATTACTATGATAATCCGCAACTTAATTTTAGATTATATATAGCATAAATTTAAAAAAGGAATAAATAAAATGAAACAAAGATTTACGGGGGGGGGTATGGCAAGAATTCCTAAGCTTCTTTTGGGAGTACTTGCTATGACACACATGCTAATGGCTAGTGAAGATATAAAGCTTCCAAAAGATGCGTATTCTATTCAAAGAAACGTAGCTGCTTGGTATGATAAATATAAAGGAAACGGCGGAGTGCATATTTTTAATATGACAAGAGTAGCAGGCACTTATGACTATGACTGTGAGTTTATCACTAGAGTTCCACCTGGAGGCTATTATCTTGATAGCTGGACTCAAACAGTAGTTACTAGCCATACAAAAGTTCGTTTAAATGCTGTTACAAACCCTACATATAGCGCTAGTGGATTTAGCGTAGATCTTAAAAAAGGAACTCTTAGCTTTTATGCTTGGTATCCATACTATGGTGGCGCTAGTGATAGCTTTAGCGTGAGCCTATTTGATAACTAAAAAGGAGAAAAAGATGAAACTATACGACATAAAAGAGAAGCAAATTGTAGAGCTTGAGTATATCTCAAACTCAGAAGGTACGTTTTATATTAGTGGGCTTAGCTCATCAAAGCTTAAAAGCTACGGGTATAAAAAAGTAGTTGAAGATGACTATCCTAAAAACGATGACCCATATAAAGAGGTAGTAAGCAGTGGAGCCATAAAAGCAGATGTATATCATATCAGCTATAGCATAGTAGATAAACCAGCTGGGGTTGTAGCAGCTATCAAATACGAAGAGTGGAAAAAGGATAGAGAGGCAAAAGTAGCAAACATAGAAGTGAGCCTAGATAACTGCAAAGGGCTTGATGGCTCTACGAACAATGGCGTCATTTTTCAAGGAGATGAGACTAGCCAAAACCGCTTAGGTAGAGCTATTTCTGCATCTAGTATAGCTGGAGTTGGTAGCACTCTTTGGACTGCAAAAAACAATAAAGTCTATGAGCTAAGCGTTGCTCAACTAGGAGAGATGCTACTAAAAGCAGGACAGGCTCAAACTGCTATTTGGAATGAAAACAGACCAACTAAAGGAGATATATGATAGAAATCCGCCGTCCAGTTTTAAAACCATACTCAAAAGATAGATTTGAGCTAGTAGAAGAATACAGGTATAAAGATATCCTAGTTAATGTGGGCTATCAAACAAATGGAGCTGATATACCTAGAATATTTTGGTCGCTCTTCCCGCCAAATAGCCCGGAGTATCTCTCTGCGGTGGTAATTCACGACTTTTTGTGTGATAGAGCTAGAAAAAAAGAAGATTTTAGACAAGCTGATGAGATTTTCTATGAGATGATGATAGCCCTTGAAGTATCTAAATGGAAATGTAGAGTTTTTTACCTAGCTTGTAGGGCTTATCATAAAATAAAGGAGCTAAGATGGTATTGAATGACAATTGTGTGAGCTTTAGCTCACGGACTTTAGTGCGTTTCCAAAGTGCTAAACTTTGGTCGCAAAGGTGGGCTTTGCTCACCTGCGAAGTAATAAATAGGGGCTAAGATGATATTTTATATCCCATATAGTGATCAAACAAGCATTCCACCAAAGCAGATAGAAATAAATGAGAACCTAAGCGGCGATGAGATACTCTCTTTGATAAATAAGGCTATAGCTACTCCAAATGAGAGCATCAAGTCAAATTTAGCCAAAATAGAGCTTTTAGAAAACGTAGTAAGAACGTTACAAAATGCAGATCTATCCCCACTTGAGAGAGAGATAAATAGCTTAAAGACACAGATAAATGGACTATCAGGTGGCAATATCGATAAAAGATTTATAGTCGACATAATTTATAAATCTTTATTAGCAAACAAGCTCATCTCTTTTGATTTTGAAGCGTGGAAAAAGAGTTTTACTGTTATAGAGCCTCTTGCTATTTCAAATCAGATCGTAATGACACTCACTCAAGGAGGAGACTACGGTCACGCTCTAGCTCAGGTTAAATTTTATGATAAAAACAACGCGCTACTTAAAAACGTGGTCACTTCAAAAGTCGATGAGCAAAACAGATACTATATAGCAGTATTTGATCTACTTAGAGGTGAAGAAAAAATAGCCACTTTTAGGATGCAAGTAAGCAACTACTACGACTCATACTACAAAGTTTGGCACGCTCTATCACTTGAAAACGAAGAGTACTCTTCGTCTAGCCACTATCTTCTTGGATCTGTTAGCACAGCTACGCTTACATTTACGCTGGAGTTTTTGAAAGAAGGTGAGCGGATACCAAAAATGACTTTTTTGCCTGGAGTGAGTGGTAGGTACTCAAGCAAGATAGTAGTTCAAAGAGATGGTGTTGACTTATTTAATAGGTCCGGTCTGTCTTATAGTACGCTTTGTGAGGTGGTCCTTGAGATGACACCTGAGGACATACAAAAGCAAATAGATGCAAAATATGCATCTTGCATACCAAATAAAGGAGAATGATATGGCAGCACAATATGGTGTAAATGTAACGATTTCGGCGCAGGCAGCGCGTCCTATAACAGTGCAAAGCACTACATATATAGGAATAGCCTCAAACATAAAAGGTCTTGAAAAAGCAAAGATCTATGAAAAAGCTGGATACTCTGAAACTGAAGAGTGGCCGCTACTTGGTTTTTCAAATGCTAGTGAGGCAAAAGAGTTTATAGAAGCGCTTTTAAAAGAAAACTCTATCCAAGATAAAAGGCTTCTTGATACTCTTTTATGCATCGAAAATCAAGGCGTGGTGGGCGTAATAATCCTAAGCTTTTTTGGCGAGAGCGAAGATAGTGATGAAACTCTAGTAAATTGCGCCAAGGCTATAACTGACTTTAAAAAGGCTCAGCATAAAACTGGCTATAAGCCTGATATCTTGATAGCCCCATACTATAGCCACGAAACTGGTGTAAAAGGTGCGTTAGAAAGTACCGCAACTGCTATGAATATAATAGCAGTAACTGACTTGTATGCCTCAAATGCAGGAGAGGCACTAAATGCTATCAAGTCTTACTCAAGTCGCAGACTTATTGCTTGTTGGCCGTTTGTGCAAATTCTTAGCTCTACTGGATACAAATACGTCCCACAAAGCCCAATAATCGCAGGAATGATAGCAAAGACTGATGGTGGAAGCGAATATGGCTTTAGCGATAGCTACTCAAATAGAGTCATGCTAGGAGTTACTGGGATGGAGCATTTCGTAGAATACGAGCCAGGAATTGACTGCGATGCTGATAGACTTAGATCATCTCACATCAGCACGGTTATAAGCTATAGCGGTTTTAGAAGCTGGGGTGGTGAGACAACAGACACTGATAGCATCTGGCAAGATTTAGCAAGAGTTAGGATATTTGATAGGATAAGCAAGGCTTGCCAAGATGGGGTATTTTTTGCAATAGACAAAAAAGCAAGTGAACTCTATCACGCAAAAAGAAGCGTTGAAGAGCTTTTAAGAGCTCTTGTTGGAGCAAAAGTGCTTTTAGGCTTTGAGCTTAGCTGGAGCGAAAAAAATACTCTAGCAAATATCACAGCTGGTAAGTTCTATCTAGACGTCCGTATGCAAAACAATCCGATCGTTAAACAGCTTACGCTTGATTTTATATACGTGGATAGCTATGGCGAAACACTCATAAATGAGTTAAATAAATAAAGGAGTAAAATATGGCTAGTAGATCAGTTCCACAAGTGGTGCAAGAAGCAAATGTTTATATCAATGGCAAAGGCTATCTTGGAGTCACAAAAAAGCTGAAGCTTCCTGTAATCGAGTTTGAGACTATAGAAGCAAAGTCAGCTCTTAGCACAAACTACAGTACAGGCATTTTAAAAGCAACTGATATTGAATTTACAGTTTCAAAAGTAGATAAAAATCAGTTTTTGGCAATAGGGTTAAATAGCTGGACAAATAGAGTTCCATTTCTCTTTAAGGCTAGTATCCATCAAAGCGGAAAGGCAAAAGACGTCCCTCTAAGCCTTGCAATAACTGGAGATATAATAAGCTGGGAGATGAGCGATCTTGAAGCTGGAAAAGAGATGGAGATTACTATCAAAATGTCTGCTCATTTTATAGACCTAAATGTAGATAGCGTTCCGATGATTTTAAAAGATAGCGAGAATATGATCTGCATAGTTGGAGGAGTGGATTATTTAGCAAGTGTTAGATCAAATTTAGGTGAGTAAATTTGGCATTTTTATTTTATAAATTTACCCTGCGAAATTAAAAACCTAAATTTAATCCGCTTTAGTCGGATGCTTAACTTTAGGTGGGTCAAGGGAGCGTAGCTCCTTGTCGCAAACGGCGACTTGTTGCCGTGCGAAGTAAAAATAAAAATAGGAGATAAAGATGAAAAACAACATAATTGAAGAGAACAATGAAAAATATACGGTAGTTACATTAAGCGATAAAAGGGAAGTAAAAATCAGACACCCAAAAGGTCGTGACGTAAGATTTATGATGAGTGGCAACGGAGCAAGTGATAGCGATCTATTATTTAAACTCGCAAGTAATCTTACTTGCCTTAGCGAGGAAGAGTTAGAGAATATGAACGCAAAAGATTGCACTATGGTCTTAAAAGAGGTGAGCAGTTTTTTAGCGTAGCCCACAGCACTCATGGCGTGGCTTTAATAGGTCACGCTCTACACTTTTCATATAGTGAAATTATGGGTATGGATGTGGGCGAGTATAAAGAGTATCTAAAGATAGCAAAAGAGATTTTAGAGGCTAAGGCGTAATTTTTGGCGTATCTTCTTGTCCATAAATCTCAAAAGAGCACCCAAAAACAGGGCTGTTAGTGGATAGGTGATAATCATGGCAAATAGAGTTATTAGGCTTTTTGAAGCTATATCTTCAAAACTTTTAATCTCATAGTCATAAACACACCAAGCTATCATCCATGCGGTAATAAATATAGCCCAGCTATAAAAAGTATCTCTAATAGACATATAGGTATTCATTCTCATATCTCTATTATACTATAAAAGGAGATTTTTTGCAAAATGAAGTTTTAGGCATTTCAATAGGACTTGCTATAAAAGGCATAGGCGAAATATCAAAGATTAACAGCTCTTTTGTAAATTTAAAAGGGCGAATCAAGCAGAGTGAGGGTAGCCTAAAAGGTTTTAGTCGGGAACTAGCAAAAATAAAAAAGTTTGAGAATATAAAGCTGAAACTAAAGGCAAACGCCGAAGAATTAAAGGCTGATTTTACGAGTGCGACATCTCTTATAGCAAGAAGCGCAGCCATAGCACTACCTGTAAAAACAGCTATTGACTTTGAAGAGAGTATGGCTGATGTGCGTAAGGTTGTGGATTTTGAGACAAAAGATGAGCTTAAAAAATTTGGCGGTGAAATACTAGCACTAACTAGAGAAATCCCACTAAGTGCTAGTGAGCTTGCCACCATCACAGCAAGTGGTGGTCAGCTAGGAATCGCAAAAGAAAACCTACTTGAGTTTACAACTATCGCAGCTAAAATGGGCGTAGCTTTTGATATGGGTGCAAGTGAAGCTGGTGATAGCATGGGTAAGATGATGAATATCTTTGGTATGGATATCAAGGCAGTAAGCTCACTAGGCGATGCCATAAACCACTTAAGCGATAACTCTGCTTCAAGAGCTAAAGAGATCGTAGAAGTGCTAAAACGCATCGGAGGTACTGCAAAGACTATCGGTATGACTGCAACTCAAGCCTCGTCTTTAGCCAGTGCATTCATATCTCTTGGAAAGACTCCTGAACTAGCTGCAACTAGTGCTGATACTCTTATGAAAAAGTTAGGAAACATCAAAGAAGATAAAAATATGCAAGAAACCCTTGCCAAAATTGGTATGGACCCACAGTACGTAGCGGCAAATATGGCAAAAGCTCCAGAGCAGATGATTATGATGTTTCTTGAGAGTGTTAAAAAACTAAAAGGTGCAGAGCAGCTAAAGCTTTTAACAGACATATTTGGCGATGGATTTGCAGGCGATATAGCTCTGCTTGTAAACGGACTAGACACCTATAAAAAAGCCATTAAAGATGTTGCTAATAGTGAAGCTTACGCAGGAAGTATGGATAAGGAGTTTAAAAACAAAAGCGATACTACTGCAAATGCACTTCAAATCTTAAAAAATGCAGTGAATGAAATAGCTATAAACTTTGGCTCGGTATTTTTACCAGCAATTGCAAACGGCAGCAAAGCCATAGCAGGGCTTATATCTTCGGTTGCAAATTTCACTGGACAAATCCCTGGATTAAACACTGTTTTAGGCTTTAGCATAGCTGGATTTTTGATATTAAAACCAGCTATTGCAAGTGTTCGTTTAGCAAGTAATTATTTAATGACTTCTTGGATAAGCTTAAGGCAGATCATAGCAGTGCTAAACATTAAAAAAGGGCTTATGATAGCAAGACTGACAAGTCTTAGTTTGTGGCATAAGATAAATGCTGTTAGCTCAAATATACACTCTCTTGCCATAACTAAGCTTGGTGCTAGTATGAGCTTTTTGAAAAAAGCCCTTATAGGCGCAGGTATGGGTGCTAGGATACTTAAATTAGCGCTTATCTCTACTGGCATTGGAGCCTTGGTGGTAATAGCCGGTGAAATAATAGCAAACTGGGATAAGGTAAAAGAGTGGTTTTTTAAATTTGGCGCGTGGATGAAAGGTATATTTCAGCCTGTGATTGACTGGTTTGGTGAGAATTTTGGCGGTATGTTTGACTGGATAGGCAAGAAGATATCTTGGATAGTTGATAGCTTTAAAAGTGTGGGTAAATTTTTGGGCTTTGGAGGAGACACATCGCCAAATGGCGCTATGACACCACAAAATACTAGCTCATCTTGGTACAATCGGTTTAGTGATGATGAGCCTACTACTTCCCCATCAAGCCATGCGCCCATTGGCGTAGCTAGTTTATCTACTGGTGGCACAATCAACATCAACCTAAATGGCGGATTTAATATCGCAACAAGCAACGGCAAATTTGACCTTGCAGAGTTTGAAGCAGCACTAATAGACAGTGTAAAAAGAGCATTAGCAAGAGATGAAAGAAACAGACAAAATAGGATGGTGGCAGGCTAGGGGTACCCCGCTTGCGGGGACTTTAGTGTTGGTTCTTAGTGGTGGCTTTGCTACCACGCTAAAGAACATAAGGAGATAAAATGATTTTAAATCTAGGTGGTTTTTTGTTTGAAGTTAGACACGGCGTGTCAGTTGAAATGAGTGCAACCTCAGGCATAAACTCAAATGAAAGGATAAACAATAATGTAGCCCACTATAGAGCAAATCTTGGAAGAACTAATCTGAATTTAACTGGTAGAACTTTGCCAAATAGTGGCGATGGGAATAAAAAACTAAAAAAGCTTTGGCAGCTAATGAGAGAGGCTAAACCGCTTTCACTAGTGGCAGGAGATGGCAAGTACTATGGAAAATTTGTAATACTTGAGATCAATGAAACTAGAAGCGTGTGGACAAATGATGCCAAATTTTTAACTCAAGAGTTCACCCTAAGTTTGGAGCAATCCTATGTATAAAGTCGCTACAAACAAGTCCGTAGCTCCATACGGTACTAAAGTCCCCATAAATGGGGTGCCACAATGACTAAGTATGTAGCAAAAGATGGCGATAGGCTAGATAGTATAGTCTATAAACACTATGGAAGTTTAGAGTACTTCTCCCAAGTGTTAAGTATAAATTTTGGCCCCTGTGTGATATTAAAGGCTGGAGACGTGGTAATCTTGCCTGAATTTACTAAAACCGCCCCTAAACAAAATAAATTATGGTAAAAAATAGGGTACCCCACGAAGTGGGGCTTTAGTGCGTTTCCAAAACCAGCGAATGCGACCCCTTTAGGGGTGGTTTCTGTAAAAGTGCCAAACTTTGGTCGCAAAGCCGGGCTTCGCTCAGCTGCGAAATCAAAAATAGGAGGCAATTATGAATTTAATAGACAGCATAAAAGAAAATGAAGGCTTTAGAGATCGTATATATAAAGACACTTTAGGCTTTGATACGATCGGATATGGCTTTAAGTGTGATAGCTTGACAAGGGACGAGCTTGAGCTTAATGGTGGGATTATAGAGCCTATGAGTAAAGAAGTAGCAGAAAAAATCCTAAAAAAGAAACTTGCAAAGCTTACAAGCGAGGTATATGACGCAATTCCTTGGCTAAATAACTCGCCAAAAGAGGTTCAAGAAGTGGTAATTGAGATGGCTTATCAGATGGGCGTTGGTGGAGTGCTAAAGTTTAAAAATACTCTAAATTTCATCAAAGAAAATGACTATAAAAATGCAAGTTCAAATATGATGAAATCTTTGTGGGCAAAGCAGACTCCAAATAGAGCCAAAAAACTTGCAAACATAATAGAAAGGGCTTAAATGGTTTTAACTCCAAATTTCAAAGTAGTGGTAAATGACAAAGATATGACTGAAGTAATTAGAGCAAATCTCATCAGCATCACCTACGATGATAAAGAAGGCGATGA